CTGACGGTGGATCGGATAGCCCGAACGGTATCGTTGATTCCGGTAAGTTGAAGAAGCCTTACGATCCTTTACAGGCACGTAAGACGCAGCGGTATGTTGTGAGCGATCCTGTAACCAAACGTTCGTTCTTTTTCGATAGGAATCCTATCTGGTCGGGTAAAGCATTCACTCGAACTGCTTTGGAGATTCTGAAAGCGCGAACGGGAGTGAACTTGATTGGCTTCTATATCACACCGCACGCAACTACGCTCAAGATCGCAAACGAACTTGACCAACCGGATGTTCACACCGAGGAAAAGAACTCGTTCTATAAGAAGAATGGATTCGTTCCGGTTCAAACAGCAGGCTATGATGATTACTATATCATCAACGCTAAAAAGTTGGCAGTCGTTTACGGAGAGGAATTGAATGTCGATAGCAAAATGACCAAGCGCAAACTGGCAAGCGAGTTTATCAAGTTCACCAATCGCAAGTCGGTCAACCGCATCCTGCTATCGTCATTCATTGGACACGTTGCCACGGTAGACAAGAAGAAGGCAGCGTAGTAAAATATTCTACGGTGGGGGTGAAAAAAGCAATAATATTCCTCCCCACCGTATTGACACGAAAAACCCTATGTGATACTATACCTTATCTTCGTGATGAAACAGGAAAGTGACCGAACATGACCAAAGCAATCCAGAAGCGAATCGAGTTCGTTAAGGCTGCTCACGAATACCTTGGTTTGGACGATGCCGATCTGAAGCGCGGCGAGCGTCACGGTTTGAACCGTCAGGACGTGTTGAACATTTGCGAGAACTATGACTTGAACCTTCCGCAATGGCTGACCGGCGACAAGGCATATCGCGGCGGTCGCGGTATCTATCTTTTGCCGCACTTGAATGAACTTGATGATGCTCCCGCGAAAGTGAGCAAGCCGCGCAAGACGGTTTCCAAGGCACTAAAGCGCGGTCGTAAGATTGCTGAGAAGGCAATCGCGGCTTCGACTCCTATCATTCCCGCGTCACCGGTTGTGGAAAGTCAGGAGGCACAAGTAAGCATGTTGGCATTGGTTCATAACTCTGAACTGCCCCATGCCGTCGAACACATTAGCCTGATTCCCGACAAGGCACAGGGTTACGTTCCTTTCGGGCATTTCAACGACGTTCGCACAATCGTCAAGTCTGGCTTGTTCTATCCGCTCTACATCACGGGACTGTCGGGCAACGGCAAAACGATGATGGTCGAACAAGTTTGTGCCGCTGAAAAGCGTGAGTGCATTCGCGTCAACCTTACCAAGTTGACTGACGAGGATGATCTCATTGGCGGCATGAGACTTATCAATGGTGCTACCGTCTGGCAAAATGGTCCGGTTATTCACGCGATGGAACGCGGTGCGGTTCTGTTGCTTGATGAGGTCGATCTGGCTGATGAAAAGATCATGTGCCTTCAGCCTGTTTTGGAAGGCAAGGGCATCTTCCTCAAAAAGATCAATCGCCTTGTGACCGCTGCTCCCGGTTTCAATATCATCGCAACCGCGAACACCAAGGGCAAGGGTTCTGATGATGGTCGGTTCATTGGTACAAATGTGATGAACGAAGCATTCCTAGAGCGCTTCTCTGTTACATTCGAACAGGAATATCCGGCATCTCGCACCGAGGCAAAGATTCTCAAAAACGTTTTGAGTGCTGCCAATGTAGAAGACAACGAGTTCGTTGATAAGCTTGTTTCGTGGGCAGAAGTTATTCGTAAGGCATTTGATGAAGGTGCCATCTCGGATATTATCTCGACTCGTCGCCTTGTTCATATCTGCCAAGCCTATTCTATCTTTGGGCAGAATCGCGAGAAGGCAATTCAACTCTGCTTGAACCGCTTTGATGTAGACACGAAAACGTCCTTTATGGACTTCTATAAAAAGCTGGATGAAAGCATCGATCCCCTTCCGGAGGGTGAAGCACAAAACAAAGATGTGGCAAACGAAGAAGTCGCATTCTAAAATTTTGATGGTGGGGATTTGAATGCCCATACTATCAAATGGTGGTGGTAGCTTTGTCGGTCACGGGCTACCACCACCCGTTCGCGTATGTAGTGACCTTTTATGGAGAGAAAATTATGACTGACTCTGATAAGATCGTAAACGTTCTGCGTCGTAATACGAAGACTCCCGGCATCACACCGGATCGACTGGCAAAGCTTACTAAGCTGTCGCGGTCTTCTATTTATCGGCGCGTTGCTGAGTTGCGCACGAATGAGGAGCTACCCATCTATAGCAACTATCGTGTTGTGAAGGGTAAGCGCACCATGTTCTATCGCCTCGCAGCCTAAACTTCAACGGGAGTGTCCCCTCACGGGGCGCTCCCTTTTTTTATTTCGGTGCCGTCGAAGGGCAAAAAGATGACTATATACTTACGCACTATTCCCTATCATAATGGAGTGATTTATGCAACAGCTAACAATCAAAGCAGAAGAATTGAGAAAGGTTAAACTGTTTGTCGGAACACCAATGTATGGCGGCTTCGCACATGGTATGTTTCAAAAAGCCTGCCTCGATCTTCAAACCCTTTGTATTCGATACGGCATTGAGGTCAAGTTCTCATTTCTATTTAACGAATCTCTCGTAACTCGCGCACGCAACTATATCGTTGATGAGTACATACGCTCCGGCTTCACGCATCTCCTATTCATTGACTCAGACATTTCATTTGATCCTAATGATGTGATCGCTTTGATCGCACTTGACAAAGATGTTATTGGCGGTCCTTACCCAAAGAAGTCTATCAATTGGGGTGCTATTTGGAAAGCATCAAAGAGACTCGCAACCGATCCCAACTTCGATGAAAGCAAATGGAATCCCGGCGAACTTGAGGGTGTCGCTGGTGAGTATGTTTTCAATCCTGTTCCCGGCACAAAGCAATTCAAGGTCACCGAACCTTTAGAAGTTATGGAGATTGGCACTGGCTACATGTTGGTCAAGCGTCACGTCTTCGATAAGTTCCGCGAGGAATACCCCCACCTCAACTACAAACCAGATCATGCTGGTCAACCGAACTTTGATGGATCGCGATACATTCATGCTTACTTTGATACCGTGATCGATCCAGACTCACACCGCTACCTCTCTGAGGACTATATGTTCTGCCAGTATTGGCGAGCGATTGGTGGATCGGTTTGGTTGTGCCCATGGATGAAAACAGAGCACGTTGGAACCTACTCTTTCAAGGGCGATATGCCTCGTATCGCAGCACTAACAGGCAGTTTGTAAGAAAGGAACAAACGATGGTCATTGGTCTCGTTGGTCTTATCGGCAGCGGCAAAGGAACCGTTGCCGATATTCTTGTGCGCAAGCATGGGTTTGAGAAAATGGCATTTGCCGATCCACTCAAGGATGCCGTGTCGCATGTGTTTGGATGGGATCGTAACTTGCTTGAGGGTGATACGCCCGAGAGCCGCGAGTTTCGGGAGTGTCCCGATCCCTTTTGGAGCGAGAGGTTTGGCTATGATTTCACACCGCGTGAAGCGCTTCAAGTTTTCGGAACACAATCCGGAAGAAATGTGTTTGGTGAAGACATATGGGTTCACTCTCTTCAACGACGCATTGCCAACTCCAACAACGAGAGGATCGTGATTGCCGATACGCGATTTACAAATGAGATTGATGCCATTCATAAAATGTATGGTGTCGTTGTTCAGATCAAACGCGGTCCCGATCCCAAATGGTATGACGATCTAATTGATTTCTACAGGGCAGAAGGACCATTGGCTTGTTGGACTCCAGATCGTTTCATGAAGGAAAAGTTTCCGAGTATCCATGTTTCAGAATGGGCATGGGTCGGCTCACCGATGAACTACATCCTTTACAATGACAGTTCGTTAGATGAACTGGAAGTAAATGTCGATTACATGTTGACAAAGTTCAAAGGACCGTGTAAAATACCCGCATGATCGCTTTCACTATTAGGAGAAAATTATGAAACTAAGTGACTACTCATTGAGCGTCCTTAGAAACTTTGCCACGATCAATTCTGGCATGGTTATCAAGGCAGGCAAGACACAGAAAACTATCTCTGACGATGGTTCGATTTTCGTTCAGGCAGAGTTGGAAGAAACGTTTCCACAAGTGTTTGGCATCTATGACCTACATCAGTTTCTCGGAAACATTTCTGCGTTGGGTCATCCCGAGTTGGAGTTCGAGAACAAACTTCTAACTCTAAACGCGGATGGTTTTACAACTGGCTATTATGGTTGTGATCCTACCATTCCAAAGACGCCGCCCGAGGGAAAGATTGAACTGACAAACCCAAACGTGTCTTTTGATCTGAAGGAAGCGACTCTTACCAAACTTCTAAAAATTGCGGCAACAAACGTGTTGCCCAACCTGTCGATCATTGGCAGAGATGGTGAGATTCGCATCAAGGTTCACCAGAAGGGAAATGTCACCTCGCACTATTCGAGTTTCAAAGTCGGAACGTATGAGGGAGAACCATTCAACGCAACCATAAAAGTAGCAAACCTGCGAATGCTGCCTGATGATTATCACGTTGAAGTGAAAGCAGGTGCCTTCGCAAAGTTCACTAGCAAGACACACAACCTTTTCTATTTCGTAGCATTGGAGACTAAATGATGAGCAACTTTGGACACAACAGTAACTTCATGAGTGCCAACTCACTGACCACGGAACAGAGAAAGCGTTTGAAGAATGCTATCATAGAGTTGAATGATAGCTTGACTCGTGTAGCATCAGAGCGTGAGTTACAAAAGGAAACTATCAACGAGTTACATGATGAGTTGGGCATCGAGAAGAAAGTGTTGCGCCGCATGGCACGCACATACTTCAATGCCAACTTCCAGATGGAACAGGAGGAACACAAGACGTTCGAAGAGTTCTATGAACTGGTTATCAATAAGGTGGAATGATGAATCTGAATCATGATGAATTTTTGTGGATGGAAAAGTATCGCCCACGAACAGTGAGCGATACTATCCTACCCAAGCGCCTCAAGGATGTTTTTCAACAGTATGTGGACCGAAAGGAGATTCCTAATCTTCTCCTCACTGGTCCCGCTGGTGTTGGTAAGACTACTGTTGCGCTGGCAATGTGTGAAGAGATCGGTCTCAACTATATGATGATCAACTCGTCAGAAGAACGAGGCATCGATACGTTGCGAACCAAGATTGTCGGCTTCGCGTCTACTGTATCACTAACCGGTGGGCATAAGGTTATCATTCTTGACGAGGCAGATGGTCTAACACCAGATGCGCAAACCGCGTTACGTGGAACAATCGAGAAGTTCTCTGGCAACTGTACCTTCATTCTGACTTGTAACTTCAAGGCACGCTTGATCGATGCTATTCACTCGCGTTGTACCACTGTTGACTTCACTCTACATAGAGAAGAGAAGCCAAAGATGGCATTGGCATTCTACAAGCGTGTGGTGGACATATTAGAAACGGAGGGAGTGGAATATGAAAAGGAAGCAATCGTTGGGTTGGTTCAGAAGTTCTTTCCCGACTATCGTAGAATACTCAATGAACTCCAACGCTATGCTGGTGGCGGGGTCGTTGGTGATAGTGTTCTTACTCAAATCTCTGACATACGAGGGATAGAAGACCTTGTACGTCACTTGAAGGATAAGAACTTCGCAGAGATGCGCAAGTGGGTGGTGTTGAACTCCGACATCGATCCAGCACAAATCTATCGTAAGATTTACGACTCACTTTATAACTACCTGAAGCCCGAAAGCATACCCCAAGCCGTAGTCACGCTGGCAGAGTATCAATACAAGTCGGCATTTGTAGCTGATCAGGAAATCAATCTTGTCGCATGTTTGACTGAGATGATGGTTGACTGTGAGTTCAAGTAGGTGGTATAAATACTATGGTAAAGAAGCAAAAGAAGAAAGACTGGCTCGATCTGGACCTGATGGAACAGTTACGCTATGTGAATCAGGCAGAAACTCTAATCGAGAGGGGTTACGTCAAAGAAAAAGAGCCGTGGAAAGTTGCCAGAGACATTTATGAGAACGACAGATAGGAGGGTTTCATGGGTTGGCATAGAGGACATAGGGGATATGGTTGGGGTCCCCCTCGTAATCGTAGAGTTGTAATACATCATGGTGGTGGTGGATTTCTAGGTGGGCTTGTTGGTGGTGTGATTGGTGGCGCAGTTGTAAACTCGATGGACCATGATCATGATCGTGGTCCACCTCAACGAGTAGACCTACCATCCAGCATCGATGACATTATCGACCGAGTGGTTCAGGTGCCTGAGGGTGCCACGGTCTATTTGAAGATCGAAGAGTTTCGTGCTCTATCAGATAGAAACATGATCAGTTACAAAGACACTATTCCGTTTTGTATGGGAAGGCGAGTCGAGGTTCAATGAGCGACCTATTCAAAGAGATTATTCCGTCGATACTACAAACCAAGGAGCCTGTGCTTGAGAACGAGAAGGACTATGTTCCGTTCGTCGTCAATCGAGCACTTTCTTATCACTATGACTGTGCTATGTATGCGAATGAGATGAATCGCCTGCCAAATCTAGATCGAAAACTACAGTATGACTATTTGCTAAATAGCATACGAGGCTACAAACGCCCGTATCAGAAATGGCAAAAGCGTGAAGAAAACGATGCCCTTGATGCCGTCAAAGAGTATTACGGTTATTCAAATGAAAGAGCAAAAGAAGCGTTGTCCCTTCTGTCTGATGCCCAAGTTGATGAGATAAGAAATAGAATTTATAAAGGTGGATTGAATGATCAGTATAAACGATTTGGTGGAGGTCAGACTTAAAGAGCCCGACGATTTCAAGATCATCATGGAAACGCTATCGCGCATCGGAGTTGCCTCTCGTAAAGAAAACACACTCTATCAATCTTGCCATATTCTTCACAAGCAAGGGCGATATTTCATTGTCCACTTCAAAGAAATGTTCCTGTTAGATGGCAAGCGATCAGACTTTTCAGAAGACGATAGAGCACGTCGCAACACGATCACCAACCTGTTATCAGAATGGGGATTGGTAGAACTTGTAGACCCAACAAAAACAGAGGAGCCTGTTGCGCCGCTTGGGCAAATCAAAATCATTTCTCACAAGGACAAAGAGAACTGGAATCTAATAGCGAAGTACACGATAGGAAAGAAACGCGAGGTTTGAAATGGCAAAATACACCAAGGCAGTTTTGGAGAGCGACGAGTCGCGCCATCTGCGCCTCGAACTGGTGAAGACTTTCACACAGATCGAGAACTTTGTTGAACTGAATCTGAAAGCACAAGAGCACATTCTCTTGAACTACTATGATTTCGTAATGAAAGGAAAAATGGATGACACCCCTGAAAGTCTATAAAGTAAACCCCGAAGTAACCCTACCCGATTTTCAAACCCATCAATCTGCTTGCTTCGATCTGGCATATCAGCCATTTGGAAAGTTTCATGTGGAGGTTTACAACGATACGAACAAAATCATTTATCGACAACTCAGTTATGACAATGGCATGATTGCTATCGCTCCCGGAGACAGAGCATTGGTGCCAACCGGTTTGATTTTCGATATTCCTGTTGGCTACTCGTTGCGCGTTCATCCACGATCTGGTATCTCCATCAAAGATGGTGTTACACTAATCAATGGTGAAGGC